CGCTATCTGTAAAGGAATAGCGTAAAGCTTTTGAAGTGTCTGCTCATTTGTTAGCTCAAGCAGATAATGCGTGTATGGATTAGCAAGCAAAAGCTCCCCTTCCTTTAGTGTAAGGTAGAGGAGCTGTGCTGCTGTATTTTTAAGTAAGTAAATCATGCTTTAAAGATAGCTCAAATTTACTTATAGTGTACCTGCAATAACGTCTACTAATGGAAAAGCATCCCAAGTGTTATCATTGCCATCTGCATCAAGCAAATAAGCTTTATCTTTCTCTTCGCCTGTGAAGGTAATAGTATAGCCACTCATATCTCCCTTGGCTGTTCCTGAAGCTGTAGTAAAGGCAGTAACCTCTACCCCATCTTTGTAGCCACACATCCAAATGTTATCGTTATTATCCTGTACGAATAATACGTTACGACCTTTAGAAATGTTTTGAAGCTCAAGTGAACGTGCAGCAGTCATGCCATGAAACATAGCTACAACAGTTTGTGTGTAATATACAGTGCCATTCTCAATGCTGATAGCAGCCTCTTCTGTAAATGATCCTGTGTGCTTAGGTAATTGAAATTCATAAACATCTCCTGTAGCAAGAGCAGTAACTAAGTTAGTTCCTCCGTTAATAGTAGCAGTGTTTGAGAATGTAGCGTAATCTCCTAAGTATAAGGCTTTTATGCCTCCGATTGCTTCTTTACATGCAATCAATATGCCAGCGGTAGTTAGACAACTCATAGTTATTTTTTTTTATTTAGTTAAATATTCTTTGCAAAGAATGGGCAGCTATTAGCTAACCCACTCTTTTAACAAAGGAGTATTATTTAGTTATCAAATCCGATAACGATATCACCAAGTACAGCGTACTGAACACCAGCGCGGAAGCGCATAGCCATTCTCACGTTATCTGATGCATCAGTAAAGCTCATGTCTACTACTTTCACCTCGTTGAAATCTGAATTCAAATCTGTACCGAACACTAAGTTTTCAGGTGTAGCTAAGATAACTACTGAATCAGAGATACCTGGGCAAACATACACATCGTATCCGTTGAAGGTCAATGGGAATTGTGCAGTTCCTTGGAACGTTTGCAAGTAACCTGCAGTAGCCAAAGCTTGGCGGTAAAGTTGTGCAGTCTTACGGTTAACGTAGATCTTAAGGTCAGGGCTTCCTACCAATGTAGCAGGCAATGCATCTGTACATAACTGCAATTTATCAATTACGTTAGTAGCATCCAAAGAAGCTGCAAAGTCAACATCAGGAGTACCACCTTTGCCAGCATCAATTAAGTATTGCAATCCGTTGAATCCTGTGAATCCTGAAGATGGCCAGTTACCTTTCCAAATGTTACATTCAATCTCTTGTGCAACCTTAGCAGCCAAGTGAGAAATCAAAAAGTCAGAGAAGTTAGCAGGAACTACATCGTTGATAAATCCACGACCTGTTTGAGCCGCTTCCCAATCTTTTGTAAATTCTGCCTTACAAAGTTGGATATTAACCATAAGGTCAGTAACCGTTAATACCTTCTCAGTTAAAGCTAAGGTAGAAGTAGAGTTGTCAAAGTCGCAAGTAGCAGCTTTAACTAATCCTGTTGAAGCCAAGATTTTAAGTACAGCTTTGTACTTTACGTTCTCTTTAACAGTGATGTAGTTGTTTGCAATAGTATCTCCTGAAAGAACTGCTGCAGCAATGTACGGTAGCGCTAATTCGCCAGCGTAGGTTGAGGTGATGGTCAAGTTATCAGCCATGTTTTTGTTTTTTTGTTTTTGTTTTTAGTTGTTTTTGTATCTTGCTACTATAGCACGAGTTCTATCTTCGATATTGCTCATTGCTGTAATGTTTAAAGGTGCTTGCGGTGCAGCTTGGCGCGACTGCTTTACAGTAGTCGCAGCTGGTGCTTTAGAAAGCTCAGTGATTTGCTTCTCAGCAGCGCTAAGCTTAGCTTCGAATTCAGTGATGATGTTATTCAACAATCCTTCTACCTGCTCTTTGCTATAAGTCTCAGCTACTTCCTGCTCAATGCTTACCTCTACAGTAGGCTCTTCAGTAATAGCTTCTGCCATTGACTCGATTACGCCTGCTGCTACAACGATAGTCATACCGTTATCCATTGTGTATTCACCATCAGCAAGAGGTGTAGGATTGCCGTCTGCATCCATTACGAATACATCTACTCCTTCGGCAAATGCATCAGCACTTGAGTAGATCATGGTACCATCAGCTAAAGCTCCTTCTACAGCCATTACTACCTGAGTAGCTTCCGGTGCAGCAGTCTCTTCTACTGATAGTTTTATCCCATGCTTACTAAGCATCGGAGTGAATTTGTTTAGAATGTCTTGAATCATGTTCATCGTGTTATATTTATTAGTGGAAAAAATTACAAATTCATTTCAAGCTGCTCAGCTAATTCAGCTAATAGCTTCTCTAAGTCTTTCTCAGTTACATCAGTTTCAGACATTGGTGCAAACCATCCCTCTATAGAAAAGCCTTTAACCTCGCCATTCTTTACAGCTTGCCAAGTCTTATCATCATCTACTTTTACACCTATCATCCAAGTGCCTTCCGGTAATTCAAAGCCGTAGTTCATGCTCTTATCATGTGCTCCTGTAGTTACCCAAGATTCTACTACTGTAAGATTATTTACAGGCATCTCATGCTGAATCGTGTGATTATGGTGCATGTTACGCTTAAGAAATTCCTGAGCCGTTTGCTCTATAGTCTCTTTAGAATAAGTGATAAAATACTTTTCGTTATTACCATCATATCTAACTATAGGTTGGTTAGGAATAAGTGCAGGGCCGTACAGCATGCGCTTCTCTCCATCCTCTACTCTTGCTAATAACAAGTTAGCTTTAGACAGCGCTACAAAGTCTACCATTATAGCAGGCTCAGATACAAGGCTCACAGCGTATACCCCCATGTTATCCTCTTCCTCGCCTAAGCCGTATTCTATTAACTTCAATTTATCATTCATGTGATTGCTTTTTTAGTAGTGGAAAAATTCTATAAATGTGATTGGTCTATTATCTTTTGGCGTGCCTCTAATGCATTTGCTACGTTACCAGCAAGTACATAGGTCTCAGTGCTACCTGGTGCATTAACTTGCATATTAGCTCCGCTGAAATCTACAGCGGGTGCATTTGTTTGACCGCCTGCTCCTCCCGCTGGTGTGCTTGAGGAAGTATCAGGAGTGCCTCCTCCGAATTGAGTCTTAGCAATTTTAGCCACGTTAGCAAATCCCATCACACCTACTATTGACGCTTGAATAATTCTCGCTGTAGTCGATGGCATTGTTTCATCGTTCAAAGCTTTATTGATAGCTGTATAAGTATCAAATAAAGATGAGGCCATAGCTAAAGCTTTGTTCACGTTAAACTGTCTCCGTGCAGTTTTCTCAGTACGTGCAGTAAAGCTGTCGTTAAGCGCTATTAAAGCTGTTAAGCTTTCCTTAATTTGGTTGTTTCTTAAATCTTGAGCAGCCTGCGCTTTAGCCTTATCTTCTTGTCTATACTTCTCTTTTATCTCATTCTCTTTACGGGCCTGCTCTTCTACCAATGCAGCTGTATCTAATCCTGCTGCTTCCGCTTGTGTCTTAAGCTGAAAGTAATAGTCTTGCTGAGCTATTAGCTCTTGCTGTTCTTTGCTTAATGTAGCCTGATAATTAGATTCATCAGCTGCATCAATTATAGCTTGTAATTCTATTAGCTCTAATTGCTTTGCAGCTAATCTTTCTTGAGCAGCTTCCTGTTCTTTTAGTAATTTCTCGTCTGCTTTATCTTGCGCTTCTTTGTCGTACTTATCCGTTAGAATTTTTAATTCAGTAGCGTGTGAAGTTTTTAGTTTGGCCAAATCTTCCGCGCTCTTTTTTCCTTTCTCGTATGTCTTTAATTCTTGCGCTTGCTTTTCTTCCAATAACAAAATTTCTCTTTCTTTATCAGGCATGAGAGATCGCGTAACATCTACCATGTTCTTCTCAATAGCTAAGATGTCATCTGCTAACTTCTTAGCTGCCGCATCTGCAGCGCTCTTACGCTCGGCTTGTTTAGCTTTATTTGCTGCTATTCTCTCAAGTTCTTTCTCAGTTTTAACTTCAGATTTAGCAGCCATTCCTGCATTCCAAATCTCATCCTTTTGGCTTTGAAGGTCTTTAACATGATTCAGCAAGCCCTCTCTTTGTAATCTTAATTTCTCTACTAAAGCTGCATTGCCCGCTTGCTGAGCTCTTTGCATTTGCAGAGCTAAATCTGTAGACTGAGCGTTAATGTCGTGCTGTTGTAAAGCTATTTGTTCTGTTTGATTTTTATAGACGCTGAAAGCGTCATTTTGGAGCAGCTGTTTATTATACTCATCATCCTTACCTGCGCGAATCTTATCTAGTAAAGCTTTAGTATCCTGATAGACTTTAATCTTTCTTATCTCAAGATCGTTAATGGCTGTTAATTGTGCCTGCTGTGCTTCTAAAAACTTTGCTTTATCCTTTTCAAGATAAGCTATCTTCATAGCGGCCTCTGCCTGATATTGTTTGTTTTTTAATATATCTAATTCAGTCTTTAGTATCTGCCCACCTCCTGCTCCTAAAGCTTTCTGTAATGCAAGCTCACGTGTTAGCGCTTGCTCCTGTGCTTTTAAAGCCTCTACTTGCTTGTTCAAATTCTCAAGCATTTGGCTCTTGCCAGTAACAAAGTCGCTAAGCTCTTCCCAGTAAGCTATGACAGCTATAAGCACACCTACTAAAATGAAGATAGGATTTTTATAAAGCGTAACAGCTAAAGCTTTGGCCCCTGCTATAC